GGACCTGGTTAGAGCAATACAAAAGGCTTTAAAACCCTCAAATCTCTAACTTAAAATTCAAGTTCACGCTTATTAAATTGGGAATTAAATCAAAACCATCGATCTACTAGTTCAACTAACTAGTATTTACGATGTAAAAACATTTAACTCTCTTAGATAACTAAGTTAGTGAACTATGGTAATATAAATTACCAACTATGGAATCCCCCCATAGATTTAGGTATATCTCAACCCAGTAGGTTTCTCCGAAAAAGTGTCATATAACAACGGAGGTCCTACATAGAAGTAACAACCATAATCCTCACCTGCGGCTACGTATCTTTCATAACACGTGTCGCTACTGTGACTAATAATGGCTTGCATACCTCTAGTTAAGTAATCACCAGCAGCAAAATTAGATGTAGAAGAGTCTACATATCTTGCATTCCCATATCTTTCCCTAGAGTATATGGGCATTTCAACTTCTGTACAAGGTGAAATATTGGTGTTTTCAATAGCATCCCCAGACAAATTGTCCCTATTCGCCTCTATATTTAGAAGACTATTGGTAGGGTCATTTTGTAGTGCCTGAGTAGCAGTGGTGGCTCTTATAAGCTCACCGTAACCACTTCTATGTACGTTTACGGTTGCTCCTTGAGCCGCTCCACCTTTCCCTGTATGTGAAACCATGTGTTTGGATCTGATAGATCCTCTCCATGCGGCATAACAAGGGGTGAACCAAGTGAGGAAAGACCACCCATTAGGGTTGTATTCTTTATCCAACACTTGAACTGGTGCTGTCACCTCAACCAATGCCATAGATTTGTTGTATCCTGGATACAGTGGAAATATAGGCATCTTGAGGCGTGTTAGGGTTGGTTCATCAGTGTTTAGTGCTGTAAACCTATAAGTTATATCTCTTGAATAACGTTTCATTAACGCTCTCAATGAGGTATACCGTTCCCCCATATGAACCAAAAACACATTCGCATCATCAATGTGTAGTCCTATAGGATCAAGTTCCTCAGGACTTTCTGGTACTATATCCCTATCATTAGCTAGGGCTGTGTCCTCCGTATTGTCTTCTCCAGCTTGATTAACATACGTTGGGCTCGGAGTATAAGTAAAATTTCTTATAATAAAATCAGTTGGACTAGATACTTCAAAATCCTCTCCTCCACGTACTGACACCGCAATCTCCACAGGGGCCGCTATAGACTCATTTGGAGATGTTAGATTATTCAGTACAAATACTTTGAACTGGCCATTGGAAGCGTCACCATTAGCAATTACTGTCTGACCATTCCCAGAATGTGCAGCATCTAATGGTAAGAATCCAGTAGGATGCGCTTTAAACATCTGGGACTGCGACCAGTGCACAGCCAATTCAAAGTCTGTTTCCTCCGCAATGTCAACTGTTCTAGAATAAACTTCATTGAAAGAAGGAGGAGTATTACTAACTGCGTATGGATCATATACTATACGCAAACGTCCCCTATGGGAGGCACACTTAATGACCTGAAACCGGAAAATAAGTGTACCTCTCCAATATACAAATGGCATAGCCAGGTGACCAATAGCTGGTACAAATAGAGTTCTATCTGTTGGTCTGCTAGCCAAGAGTGGTGTCACATTACTTGTGAACAAGGCAGTATCTGTAGCATCTGCCTCATTCCAGGTAAACTTAGCATATAATTGTTCCTTGTTAGCAACATATTTAATAGCCATCTCATCGCACGGGGGCAATCCCAAAATGCGAGGGTCAACAGACAATTCTTGTTTCGAATCAACTGTCATTTTATGAACAGCTTCATCAGCATCAGTGACTGCCATCCTACCAGTGGTTAACAGAGTAGCAGTTGTTTGTTTATCTAATATAGCTGGCCTCGAAAAGCCAAACACTCTAGCTATATTACCAATGCTGGATGCTACGGTTTCGGTTGCCGTAGCGTACGGCTTCAACCAAGTGATAGTTTTAAGTTTACCTGCCACTTGTGCTATGGCTGATGCCGGTTTCGATATGAGGCCATCGCCTTTGCCTTCATATCCCGCTTGTGTTTGATGGGTGGCCACACTCAATTGTGGTTCATCCATCCACGCGTATATTTCTATCGTCAGAGCACCCGAGGTAGAATTAGCGTGTCTTAATTGGGTAAGACTATCCAAATTTAATTCTCCCATGTGACGCCATTCAGCACTGCCCGTTAATTTCAGCCAGTTAGCATCATGGAAAAATGGAACTACCATTTCACATCCTTTAGATGCACAAGCATCTATATATGCATGAGGTCGTACAGATTTCCTAGCCACATCTAGAAAAGTATTCACCATCGCGGTGGGCATTGTCTCTAAATAAGAATCCTCAGATTTGGGTAAATAACTGACTAGAGCTCTTCCATACATAAATTGGTTTCCACTAATAGTGAGTTTTATATGTAATTTACCTCTCAATAAGTGATAATTAGCTAATTTCTTGCGTACACTCGGGTGATCCAGAAACAATTCCCAAGGTTTAATAGAAGCATTAATGTGAGAACCTACACTCCATTGCAATGTCTGTATTCTTACGGGTCTCTCAAGAAATTTACCCAAACCCACATTGTTCCATTGACCTTGGTCCATGGTGCTATCATCAGCACCACTATAATCTACGTGCCACGGTGTATCTCCATCTGAAAACACTGCGGCTGGTTGTGTTGTGTTGCC